TGAGGCGCTTCCTACGGATGAGGGTGATAAGCCTCGTTATCGTGTGCGTTTGGTGTCTAATCAGATTGCGCCTAATACTAATAGTTTGTTGTCTCGGCTTGTTAAGTCGAAGCCACAGTTTTTTGCTACTCCGGGTCAGGCTTCTTTTGAGGCTCAGAAGGCTACGGAGGTTGCGGAGAATCTTCTTGAGTTTTGGTGGGATTCGTTTCATTTGACTGAGAAGCGTGAAGAGGCGATGATGTGGAGTATTATTTGTGGTAATGGTTTTTGGAAGATTAGTTGGGATGATAAGTCTGGGCCGGGTATGAAGGTTATGATGGATCCTAATGGTCAGCCTATTGTTGAGCCTCTTGTGCAGCATTTTTTTGAGAAGAATCTTGAGGCTGAGGGTATTGATGCTAGTATGTTTGAGCGTCGTGTGTATCAGGGTGATATTCGTGTTGATGTGATGAGTCCGTTTGATGTGTTGTTGGATGATTCTGCTCAGGTGTTTGAGGATTGTCAGTACGCGTTTTGTGTGCATCCGATGAGTCCTGAAGAGGTTGAGAAGCGTTATGGGGTTAAACTTAAGGCTAATGCTGTTAATAAGTATCCTGATGAGGCTTTGCCGGGTGTGTTTGGGTCTATGGAGTCTAAGTCGGATGAGAATGTGCGTGAGGTTATTTACGGGTATTTTTTGCCGGGTTCTAAGTATCCTGATGGGCGTTTTGTTGTGTTTACGCGTTCGCCTGATATTGTGTTGTATGATGCTCCGTGGCCTTTTCCGTTTGAGGAGTTGCCGTTGGTGAAGTTTCCGGGTATGCGTATTCCGGGGCAGTTGTGGGATTCGTCTGTTGTTGAGCAGGCTATTCCGCTTCAGAAAGAGTTGAATCGTACGTTGTCGCAGATGATTGAGTATAAGAATCTTACGTTGAAGCCGCAGATGTTGGCTCCGGTGGGTTCGCTTCGTCAGCGTATTACGGATGAGCCGGGTGCTATTTTCGAGTATAATCCGGTGGCTGGTAAGGTTCCTGAGGCTATTCCTATTCCTAGTCTTCCTTCTTATGTGTTTGAGCATTTGCAGGATCTTGGTATGCGGTTGAAGGATACGTTTGGTTTGAATGAGATTATGGAGGGTAGTGTGCCGCCTAATGTTGAGGCTGGTATTGCTATTGATCTTCTTCAGGAGGCTGCTACGGATCGTCTTGCGCCTCAGATTATGCTTATGGAGAAGGGGTTGGAGCGTGCTGGTAATCAGATGCTTCAGTTGGCTCAGTCTTATTATCGTGAGCCGCGTATGCTTATTATTAATGGTTCTGGTTCTAAGCCTAAGGTTGAGCGGTTTGAGGATGCTGATCTTATTCAGGGTGTTCAGATTCGTGTTGAGGCTGGTTCTGGTCTTCCGCGTACTCGTGCGGGTCGGCAGGCTCGTGTGATGCAGTTGTTGACGATGGGTATTTTGTCGCCTACTAAGGCGTATAAGTATCTTGATATGGCTGATTTTAAGAATCTTCAGATGCAGTTTGAGGCGGATGAGGAGCAGGCTATGCGTGAGCATGATAAGTTGCTTGATGGTGTTGCGGTTAATATGAATGCGGCTAATAAGGCTGCTAGTGATATTATGATGGCTATGCAGAATCCTCAGGTTGATCCTGAGACGGGTCAGGTTGCTTCGTTGTCTCCCGAGTTGTTGAAGGAGAGTATTGAGGCTGGTTTGAAGCCTTTGCCGTTTGAGAATTCGCCTGTGCATATTGAGACTCATGCTATGTTTATGAAGAGTGCAGAGTTTGATACGCTTCCTATGAGTGTTCAGGCTCGTTTTTATCGGCATTTTGAGTTGACGCAGGAGAAGATTAAGTTGGAGAATGTGCCGTCGTCGGATGCTCCGAAGGTTACTATGCAGTTGCGTGGTGCTGTTGGGCCGACTACTGGTTCTAAGATTCTTAATCAGGCTGGTGTGCAGAATGTTACTCCGCAGGAGTTGTTGGAGCCTGCGCTTGATACGGTTGTTATTGATAATAAGGATAAGCCTAATGCGCCTGAGACTCAGTTTGAGGGTATGCAGGAGTATCAGCAGGGTGTGATTAATAAGTTGGTTGGTAATCAGGCTTTGGAGGCTCAGAAGGTGGAGCAGAAGTATATGGAGAAGGCGGCTAATATTGAGTAGGATTGAGTGGAGTGATCAGGATAAGGCTGATGCGTATGTTCAGTGGGTTTTGAATGATCATAATGTGCGTAAGACGAGTCGTGAGACTGGTGTTCCGCATGGTACTCTGCGGTATTGGATTAAGGATTGGGAGGCTGAGGGTGCGCCGTCGAATGGTGGGGCACAGTTGGTTGAGCAGTCTGCTGAGAGTTTTGTTCATCATGCGAGTCGTGTGCGTGAGCAGGCTATTATTAAATTAGAAGAATTAATTCCGTTGGCTGAGGTTAAGCAGTTGAGTGCTATTGCGACTGTTGTTGGCATTATGGATGATAAGATTCGTTTAGCGTCTGGTTTGGCGACTAAGCGGACTGAGACTGTTCATACGCTTCCTTCGCGTGATGATATGAAGGAACTTATGAGTGGTTTTGTTGATGGTCTTGTGGTTGCGGCTGAGGCTCGTACTGCGGAGATTATTGATAGTGAGGTCGTTGTTGAAGAGCAACCCAAATACGTGGGACTCTTAGAAAACAAGGGGTAATTGATGAGTGAGATTGATATTGGTGGCGCTGAGGAAGCGTTATCTTTGGAACTTCCTGATTCTTTGAATGAGGAGGCTCTGATTGATTCGGGTGAGGCTATTGTTGAGGACAATCCTACTGATGTGGAATCCTTTACTGGTTTTAATCCGAATGATCTTCCTGAGGATATGCAAACGGTGTATAAGTCTATGCAGGCTGATTACACTCGCAAGACTCAGGAACTTGCCGAGTTGCGTACTAAGTTTGGTGCGTTTGGCGAGGTTGAGGTTGATCCGGAAGAGGCAGTACGGATGGTACGTTTTGTTCAGCAGTTAGATTCGGACCCGGCTTTTGCAAAAGAGTTTGTGAGTCATGTTTCTAATCAGTTGGGCATTGCGGATCATAACCAGATCCCTGTAATGGCTGAACCTATTGTTTCGGAGGATTATGGGACGCTTCCAGATGCGGTTGTTCGCGAGTTAGAAGAGATGCGTGAGTTTCGTCATCAGATGACGGAGCAGCAGGAACTTCAGGCTTTGGAAGCAGAGTTAACGGTGCAGGAGCAGACTATTCGTACGTCGAATCCGAATTTTACGGATGATGATATGGATGCTGTTTATACTCTTGCACATGCTACTAATGGGGACTTGTTTGCTGCGGCTGACCAGTATCATGCTATTCAGCAGCGATTATTGGGTAATTATTTGCAGTCTAAGCAGGTTCCTCATGGTGCGACTCCGGCTCCCGGTGGTCCGGCTAGTGTTCCGTCTAAGGATTTTGGTTCTAATCTGGATGCGGCGCATAAGGCGGCTATGGAAGCGATCCGTAATATCTCCTAGGTTTATCTACTAATAGGAGGTGTGAGAATGGCTAGTACTGATGGTGCTACTCTCTCTACGCTCTCTAATATTCTCAAGGAGTATTACCTTGGGCCTGTTGCAGAGCAGTTGAATAATGAAGTTCTTCTCTTGTCGCGTCTTGAGTCGCGGTCGGAGGATTTGGTTGGTAAGTACGCGTATGTGCCGTTGCATAAGACGCGTTCTGGTGGTATTGGTGCGCGTGGCGAGTCTGCTGCGTTGCCGGTTGCTGGTAAGCAGGGCTATGACAAGGCTAAGTATGATCTGAAGTACCTGTATGGTGCTGTTCAGGTTACTGGTCCGTCGGTTGCTAAGACGAAGAGTGATGCTGGCTCGTTCTTGCAGGTTTTGAAGGCCGAGTTGGATGGTCTTCGTAATGATCTGCGGCGCGATATGGCTCGTCAGGTCTATGGTGATGGTACTGCTCGTATCGCTAAGTGTGGTACGACGACTGCGGCTAATGTCGTGGTTCTTGCGGCTGATGCTGCTTCGGGTACTGATGTGTTTGCTGGTAAGGAAGCGATCCGTAAGGGTCACTTGTATGTTGGTATGCTGATTGATATTGGTACGGCTGCTGATGTTAATACAATTGCTGCTGGTCGCGAGATTACGGCTGTTGATTATGACAATGGCACGATCACGATTAGTGGTGCTGCCGTTACTACGGGTGCTACGCACTTTATCTTCCGCGCTGGTGCGGGTACCGATGGTGGCGTTTCTGCTACTGGTTCGCGTTCCAACGAGGTTGATGGTTTGTCGCGTATTGTTTCTGTCGCTACGTCGAGTAATTATCTCGGCGAGTTGGATGGTTCCACGGAGAAGTGGTGGGACAATCAGCGCATGGCGATTGCTGACACGACGAATTATCGTTTGTCGAAGGAAGACTTGCAGAAGGCGATCAATCTTGTTCGCTTGCAGGGCGCTTCGCCGACGGCTATGGTTACGTCGCTTGGTGTGCAGCGTGAGTTCTACATGCTGCTTGAAGATGATGTCCGTTATGTTGAGCCTGATTCGGGTCTTAACTTGGGCGCTGGCTTCAAGACGCTATCGTATAATGGTATGCCTCTGATCGCTGATATTGATGCACCGTATGGTCGTATCTATGTCATTGATGAGTCCACTATGAAGGTGTTCTCTGATCAGGATTGGCATTTCCTTGATATGGATGGTAGTACGCTTCGTCAGGTGCAGGGTTATGATGTCTTTGAGGCAGTTATGGCTCGTTACATGAATCTTGGTGCTACGCGCCGCAACAACCAGATTGTTGTGACGGGTATCAAGGTGGACGACGCGTTCGACACGGGCGTTTAAGTTCGGTAGGGGGAGGGCTTCGGCTCTCCCCCTATTTTATAGAAAGGAGATGTTGTGGCAAGAACTGATGAACCCCGATGGAAGCGTATTGTTGCGCGTGTTAAAGCGGGGAGTAAAGGTGGTAATCCGGGCCAATGGAGTGCTCGTAAGGCACAGTTGGCTACGTTGCAGTATAAGAAGTCTGGTGGGGGTTACTCTGGCCCTAAGACTAAGGCTCAAGAAAGTTTAAGTAAGTGGGGTAAAGAGAAGTGGCGTACTAGTGATGGTAAGCCTGCTAAGCGCAAGGGTGGTACGACTAGGTATCTTCCTGATGCTGCTTGGAAGAGTTTGTCTCCTGCTGAGAAGGCTGCTACTAATCGTGCTAAGAGGGCGGGTAGTAAGAGCGGTAAACAGTTTGTTAAGAATACTAGGGCTGCTAAGTTGGCTAGTAAAATGGCTAGGAGGGACTAATGAGTGTTACTGCGTATAATCGTTATACTTTGTGTCGTTGGAAGCGTAGGCGTGGATTATGAGTGAGGCTTGGACTCGTAAAGAGGGTAAGAATCCTGATGGTGGTTTGAACGCTAAGGGTCGCGCTTCGTATACTAAGGGTAATTTGCAGCCTCCTGTGTCTTCTAAAGAGGCTAGTAAGTCTCCTCGTGCTGCTGCTCGGCGTAGGTCTTTTTGTGCGCGTATGAGTGGTATGAAGCGTAAGTTAACTAGCGCTAAGACGGCTAATGATCCGAATAGTCGTATTAATAAGAGTTTGCGAAAGTGGGATTGTTGATGAGTGGTATTTATATTCCGGGGCATGGTGAGATGAGTTGGGATGAGGTTCGTATTGATCGCGCTGTTAAAGAGTATGATGAGAGATTATTTTTTGCGCGGAATGCGGATACGTGGGATTGGTGTATTTATATTAAGATGCCTAGTCCTGAGCCTGCTTATCCTGTGATTGGTTTTGGGTATAATGTTCCTCCTGTTGATCATGTTATGCAGCGGGTTCGTGCTGCTGATACTATGAGGGCGGGTAATAAGATTTATGATGATATTGTGAAGTCTCAGAATGATTATCGTAAGAATTTGGAGTATGAGGCTAGTCAGGCTAGTTCTGCTGCGGCTGAGCCTACGGAGTGGTTGCTTCGTAAGCATGGTAAGTCGCCTATTGTTAAAAGTTTTGCTAAGAAGGGGGTGAGTGCGTAATGGATGTTCAGGATATGATTGACGAGTTGGATTTGTATGGTTTTGATGATATTGATACTAATCAGAAGGTTCTGCTTCTTAATGAGGCGTATTTGGATATTACTACGCGTGAGCCTTGGCCTTTTTTGGAGAAATTGATTACGGTTACGGTTCCTACGGGCGAGTCTAAGATTACTAATAATGCTAGTGTGTCTACTAATGTGACTGATTTGGCTAGTGTGCTTAGTTTTGTTAATACGACGGATGATATTATTATGGTGCCTGAGCGTACGGATGTGATTGAGAAGTCTTATCGTTCGTTTGGGACTGATCCTAGTTTGGCTTCTAAGTATTATTTTGTTGGTGAGGATTTGTTTGTGTATCCTGAGGTTCAGGGTTCTACGACGTTTAGGTTGTATTATGTGCAGATTCCTACGGATTTGACGAGTACCACTGTTGCGGCTAATATTCTGCTTCCTAGTCGTCATCATAGTATTATTGTTTTTGGAGCATTGGTTAAGGCTTTTCTTGTTAATGATGATCCACAGTCTGCTGTGTTTCAGAATATGTACGAGTCTAGGTATGCGCAGATGCGGAATGATTTGTGGTTGAATCAGTATGATCGTACTGAGCGAGTTCATGTTATTAGCGAGTCTAGTGATTGGTCTTATTAAGGGGGTGGTTTTGTGTCGTTGACGTATGTTAATCAGATTGGTGCTGATGGGGGTATTGCGCAGTCGGCACCTAATACTGCTATTAGTGAGGCTAATCTTGTTTGGGCGCAGGATGTTTTGTTTGATCGTCCGGGTTTTATTCGTCGTCGTGGTCCTTTTAATGAGAAGGCTCTTACTAGTGCTTTAGCCGCTAATGAGATGATTATGGGTATTACGAGTACGCTTGATCCTAATGGTGAGTGGCGTTTGTGTGCGCTTGTTGGTGATGGTAGTGCTTCTCGTTTTGTTTTTATTGATGCTTCTTCTAATATTAATGGTTATTCTTGGTTGCCGTTTAAGCATCCTAATGGTTCGTCTTTGTTTAATAATACTGTTTCGCAGAATGAGGATATTCGTTCTAGTAATCCTATGACTATGTTTGTGGGTCGTCCGGCTCTTAGTGAGGGCGCTTTTCTTAGTGTTTTCTCGTATTATGGTGTTCCTATTTTTTCGGATTCTAGTCAGTATCCTCGTTTCCAGTCTTTGTATTATTGGCGTGGTGGGCATGGTATTGATTGTTATGTTCCGGGTAATGGTTCTACTTCGGGTGCTAGTATTGCGGTTGAAGGCGCTGCTGGCGCTTCCCAGTTGTCTAGTACGATTACTATTACGGGTGCGTCTTTGGATGTTGCTACTAATGGTACTCCTCGTGTGACTCCGGGTATGTTTGTTTTTGATGCGGATCCTAGTGTTACTGGTCGGCCTTATCAGGTTATTGGTGTTGTTAAGAGTGTTGATTCTGAGACGGCTCCTACGCAGATTATTCTTGAGAAGAAGCCTATGCTTGCTCATGATACTAGTGTTTTTACGGGTGCTACGAGTACGGTTAGTGCTTATAATTTTAAGACGCTTCATTTTCGTAATGTGCGTGGTTTTCAGCATTTGCATGGGCGTGGCCTTGTAACGCTTGCTTCTGGTGCGGTTGTTACGAGTGGTCTTGAGGGTACTGATGCTGAGGGGCATTTTGGTTCTGCTAAGTTTAATGAGGGCGAGTGGTACGTGTATCGTAATAGTGATCATTCTATTATTGGTAAGGTTGATCCGGCTGGCGCTCTTAGTAATACGCAGTTTACGCTTACGGGTAGCACTGTTAAGGTTAAGTTGAATAGTGATGAGTATGTTGCTGTTAAGAAGGCTACTATTCTTAGTTCTGATTTGAATACGACTAATGTGTCTGGTTCGCGGTGGGCTATTGAGCCTTCGCCGTATTATCAGGCGCGTATTAGTGGTCGTGTTGATGATTCTGC